AATTCCCTAGAAGAACTCCGACAAAGGGACGCGGCAACTCTGGCTACTTTATTTACCCAACCCTTCGCCAAATTCAGCCTGAATTAGTGAGAAAATGGGAAGATGCGTTTAGCAAAATACTTAAGAAATGGGATGACTAATGGCCGGTAATAGAACGCTAAAACTTTCCATTCTTGCCGATGTCGATGACCTTAAAAAGAAGCTGGATACCGGCTCAAAAGAAGTCGAAGGTTTTGGTGGTAAGTTAGAGAAGTTTGGCAAGGCAGCCGCAGCCGCCTTCGCCGTAGCTGCTGCCGCAGCTGCCGCCTATGCTGGCAAGTTAGCGATCGAAGGCGTTAAGGCGGCCATCGAAGACGAAGCTGCTCAAAATCGTTTAGCAAATGCTCTAAAGAATGTTACCGGCGCAACAAATGAGCAAATCAAATCCGTTGAGGAACAGATTACAAAATTATCACTCGCGAACGGAATTGCTGACGATCAACTTCGCCCAGCGTTCCAACGACTCGCAACAGCAACCGGAGACTTATCGACTGCCAATAGAAGCCTTAGCCTTGCGCTTGATATTAGCGCGGCAACCGGTAAAGACTTAAACGCGGTTTCGAATGCTTTGGGTAAGGCTTATGAAGGAAACACTTCAGCTCTTGCCCGACTAGGAATTGGCTTATCAACTGCCGAAATTAAAACTCTTGGACTTGATGGCACTATGAATCAACTCGCCAAGACTTTTGGCGGAGCTGCGACAGTTCAAGCTAACACTCTCGAGGGTCAAATAGCTAGACTCAAGGTCGGTTTTGATGAAGCGAAAGAATCAGTAGGCGCGGCTCTTTTACCGATAATCCAAAAGTTTATGGATTACATTGTAAATACCTTTATTCCAATGATTCAAAAAGCAAAATCTGCCGCCATCGATCCAATTATTACGGCCTTCAATAATAACCGCGAGGCTATGGAAGATTTATGGTTCTTCACTAAGACTTACCTAGTGCCAATCTTTGAAGGCGCTTTAGTTGGAGCAATCACCACAGTTGGCAAAGCAATCGGCGGCATCATCAATATAATTGGCGCAGTCGTAAATGGAATCAAAAGCCTTGTCGGTGGCGCTATCGATGCCATCAATAAGATTATTGAGGCTTACAACAGAATCCCTCTTTTGCCTAATGTCCCAACTATCTCAAAGCCAAGTTTAGGAAACACCAGCACCGGCGGTGGAAGCATTACGCTTCCAGGAAGTGGTGGCTCAGTATCCGTTCCAAACCCAAGTATTTCCAGCGGTGGATCGACTTCCTCGGGAGCATCCACCGCAAGAAGCGGCGGAAGTAGCTCGGTCTCAAGTTCTATCAATCAAGCAGCTGAAGCGACCGCCAAGACAGTTGCTAAAGCAATCGTTGATATGACTCCACAATTGCCAATGTCAATAGCCGAAATACGCGCTAGAGAATCCGGTGATGTAATCAATTACGGCGTTAGCAGTCTAGGCGGATTAGATGTGGCTCGAGTCAGAGCTGGCGAAGAACGCTCCATAGTCATTAATGTCAATGCTCCAAGCGTTATCGATGAAGAAGCGTTCCAGCGAACAGTAGTTAATGCGCTCAATGAAGCTGCTAACAGGGGAACTGGCGGCGGTGGCGGACTTAGGACAAGTGCTCAAGTTCTATGACCTTATGGAGTCCGGTTTATCGCGTAAAGGCTAACGGCACTAATGTCACCGGTATCACTCTTACCGGCTTTACGATTTCATCAGGGCGCAAAGACATTAACGCCTTTACTGAAGCTGGATATTGTAATATCACTTTAATAAATACCGATAATACTTATTATCCTTTCACAGTTAATACCAGCATCAATATAGAGGTTCAAGATTCTAATGGTGACTGGGTTGCTTTATTTGGCGGCCGGATTTCAGATATCGCAACCGAGGTTAATTCAGCCGGATCAACGGCAGTAGTTACCCGAATCAATATCATCGCTCTTGGCGCTTTATCTAAACTTCAAAGAGCTTTATTTAATGGCAATCTAACCGAAGATTTAGACGGCGGACAAATGCTCCAATTACTTCAAGATTTGCTCTTGGGATCTTGGAATGAGGTGTCCACTTCAGAGACTTGGAACGATTATGATGCTACGACCACTTGGGCTAACGCTGAAGATGTGGGACTTGGCAACATTGACGCTGGCGAATATACGATGTCATCAAGGCAAATCACAGATTCCTATATATCGCCTATTGCTAACTCAATTGCTCAATCAGCTGGCGGATACCTTTACGAAGATGCTTTTGGCAATATCAGTTACGCCGATGCCAGCCATAGGCAGGATTACCTTGTGGCTAATGGCTATACCGACTTGGATGCCAATCACGCAATCGCCGCCGGTATCTCCTCAGTATCCCGTCAGGGCGATATTGTAAATAAGGTCACTATCGACTACGGCAACAATTTCAACAGCTCTTATACCGCTCAAGATGTCACAAGTCAGGGAACCTACGGTCTTTATTCAGAGCAACTGAATTCTTACATTAAAGGCCAATCTGACGCTGAGGATTTTGCCGATCGAGTAATCGCGCTTAGAGCCTTTCCCCGCGAGCGCTTTCAATCAATCACCTTCCCGGTTCATTCAATCGAGATTGATGATAACGACCGGGACGCTTTATTAAATATCTTTATGGGCTTGCCTATTCGGCTCAACAACCTTCCGCCTAATATCTCCCTGGGCCAATTTGAAGGGTTCGTAGAGGGCTGGACTTGGCGCTCAACAGTTAATGGGTTATTCCTAACCATTACAGCTTCTCCGACAGCCTATAACGCAGTAGCTCAACAATGGGCGCAAGTCAATGCGGCAGAGACCTGGAATAGTATCCTTAATACCTTAGAATGGCAGGAAGCGATTGGAGTGATTAGTTAATGGCAAATACCACAAACTTCGGCTGGGAGACTCCGGACGATACAGATCTCGTTAAAGATGGAGCCGCAGCTATGCGGACTCTTGGCAATGCTATCGATGCTTCTTTTGTCGATCTTAAAGGCGGAACAACCGGACAGATTCTTTCCAAGAATTCAAATACAGATTTAGATTACACTTGGATTAATAACGATCAAGGCGATATAACCGAAGTTCAAGCTGGAACTGGTATTTCGGTTGCTTCCGGAACTGGCCCGATTCCGGTTGTAACTAATACAGTCGCGACGGCTTTTGATGCTAAGGGCGATCTTATTGTCGGAACAGGTGCTGATACATTCGCGAAGCTGACAGTCGGCACAAACGGCCACACACTCGTAGCGGATAGTGCGGAAACCACGGGTCTAAAGTGGCAAGCACCTGCGGCTGCTAGTTTTGTTGGTTGCAGTCTAAGCAAATCAGCAAGTCAAACTTTGAGCAACGCAACTTCCACCCTCATAACTTGGGATGTGGAAGCAATAGATACGGATGCATTTCACTCAACGAGCAGTAATACTTCGCGAATCACAATTCCAAGCGGTAAAGGTGGAAAATACTTAGTAATTGCTACTGTCACTTGGGCGGCTAATAATACTGGACTGCGCTCTTATACCTTAGATAAAAATGGAACTTCCGTCACTCAAATTAACAATGCCAATCCATCTGCGACAACTCAAATAAGTCAGCAAGACCACCATATAATAGATTTGGCAGTTGGAGATTATATTGAATTATCAGGGTATCAAAATTCCGGCGGTAATTTGGATGTTATGGGTAATAATACTGCGCCATTGTTTAGTAAATTTTCTGTCCAATATCTAGGAGCCTAAATGAATCTATTTGATGAAATTATGTCAGTTTATCCTGACTTGGATATTGAAGAATTCAGACCCAATGGTGGAAGGATTAACCTTCGTAATGATGCGGATGGCGCTGGTGATTACATAGCGAAATGGGATTATGACAAGCCCATTCCCCAAGGTCTTAAACTAGGTAAGTAGCACAATCCCTCAAGATTATGCTAGAAGCAGTTTAGCCTCATCTTCAGTAATCCCTAGCCGATCTAGCAGGGCTGCCTTTTGGGTGGCCTTTGCTTC